CCAGGAAGTTCGCTTCTCGCCCACAATTTCCGCTTGTGGATCATTTTCCTGCCGCATGTTATTGTAAAGACAAATGGCTGTGGCTATCACACCAACCAAGCCAATAGCTGTGGGAATATAACTATTGTATTCACAAACATTACGCTTCATCCTATCATACAAATCCTGTTGAAGCTGGGGATCAGGTTGAATTTTTTCCTTAATCTCTTCATACCTCTTTTGATACCCCAGACTTCTGCGATGCCACATAGAAAGGAATCCCAAGATTAGCACAATGAGAGCAAAATACACTGGTAATTCCCACCAGCTCAATGTCTTCACCTCATATACTTTGACATCTTCAATCTCCTTCGTGAACCACCAATATCGTATTGCACCTAAAATTGCCTGGGTGCGGTACAATCGGTGTGCAGTAGTGGGTATTGCATTGTATCTAATAATCCAACGAGTGATGTAGGGAATGTCTAAAAGTGAATTGACATACTCCACGTAGTACATGCAAGATGGTAAAAAGATACTCAGAAATCGCAAGTAGATTATCCACGACCATGACTCTTCAACGTACATATGTTCCTTCTTGAGTGTGAATCGTCTGATAGTATTTGGAAATGTAAAATTCTTCCTCATGGCTTCCTCTGAATAAGACGGGTATAGATCAACCCACCGGAAGTCCCATCGAGGTACCTGTACTATTGATTCCTGCGTATAATTGAGAGCCTCAGGTCCATAGCACCAAATAAAACCATACTGAATGAGTAGAGTAAAAAAGAATGCCAAGATGGAAAATGTTAAGGCTCGCTTGAACAAATAAGTAAGAGGGAGAAAAATTTGATTCTCAGCTGCAATAGCCTGAGCATATCGATCCTTGATCTTTCCTACCAAGGTTGGTGAACCATCGGGCTTCTCACACCATGATTTTGGTATCAAACTAACTCCTTTAGTTCCCACATAAGTGGGCAACCACTCCAGTTCGGAAATAAGTTCCTCACGAATCAGATTGGTTGTGCTCTTATCAATAGACCAGATATGAGCAAACTTGACGAAAGGATTAAACCAGACCATACAAGTATCCCAGAAAACTGAGAAAAAAGATTTCGCTACCATAACGGCTAATCCAGCCTCTGGCTTATTGGGACGTGCGGATCTTTTCTTGCCTTTATCCTTAGTTTTCTTTCCACGTCGTTGAAACTTCTTTCGAAATGCGAAGTTATAACGACGAGCTGGTCTGCCATCGTCATCCTCATCCTCATCATCACTATCATCTTGTCCTGGTACGTAGACTATTTCATTCTCGTACTCAATGATAGGTGCGTTAGTGGACTCGGGAAGTGCTTTATGGCACATGCAATTCATCTTAATTCGCTTGCATACCAGACATCCGGGGATCTTTCCAGCTTTGTGTTGCGCTTCAAGTGCGTCTTGATAGGCAAAATGGCGCATTGCTACAACACGAAGAGTCTCGAGGAGTTGATTGGTGTCAATCTGCTTGCTAGTGACACCATTGACTCGGAAATACTTCTTGACTTGCGTGCCATCAGGTCTGATGATCAACTCATAAAAATCAAATATATGATAATCATTAGATCCATCAACCTTACTGGCGTCAAATCGTCCTTCCTCGTCTGCAAATTCAGGTTTAACAATCATCTGTATCAACATGTATCTGCGAAACCACGCTGCTATAGTTTTCGCAACGTCTAACCAGGGACACTCTGAATTACCAGTGGAGAGTGCCAACAGGATGCGCAGTAAGATGCGAGCTTTGTCTTCCAAAT